ATAAATACAAACTTACAATTTCCCATATATTCTTCCATTGTTCTACGTAGAGCATTTTGTGCTTGTCTAGATAATTTATCTATGCAATCAATAATAACTAATTTATAATTATAAGTATTGTTATCATTCATAATAATCACTTGTGCAAAGCTTTTGATAACATCTTGAAGAACATATCTATCAAATGCTGAATTATTTGGCTTGATAACAATATGATAAGGACTTTTTTCTAATACAACTTCATCTTTTTTATTTCCATATGTATTTACAGAAAATGTTGTTTTCTCTGTTTTTACATCACCATATAATTCATTGATTAAACAATTAATTAATGTTCTTTTTCCCGAACCATTTTTACCATGAACTATCAAGTGAGTTAGATTATCTAAAAATTCTTTCTTGAATACATTTTCATAAATATCATGATTAAATATAATATTCTTCCTTGATTTAATTAAAAACTTGTCTATTAAAAACATCTTACATATAATATTATCACTCTTTTAACTCTTTAAAATTAATTATTCAATATTTTATTTTGTTTCTTATTTTTAATGGAAAAACATTATTATGGTTCTCATGTTGGTATATCTAAATTAGGAATACTAAATGCAATTGATGAAATATTACACTATAAAGGAAATATTATGCAAATATTCATCACCAATCCTCAAGCTAGACATACAACTAAAAGAAGTGATGAAGAATTAAGTGCTGTCAGACACTATGCTAAGCAAAAAAATGTTAAAATAGTTATTCATGCACCTTACTTATTAAATATGGCTCATCCATTTGATAAAAATAATTGGATTATCAAATCGCTTTTAGAACATTTATCTGTTTCTGAAAAAATAGGTGCAATTGGTGTAATTATTCATATGGGTAAATATTTACACTTGGATAAATCTGAAGCTATCGCTAATACTTACCATAATATTAAATATGCTTTAGATAATTCTCCTCCTGATTCTACTCTTATTATGGAAACATCCAGTGGTCAAGGTACTGAATTAGGTTATAAACTAGAAGAATTAAAAATTATTTATGATAAGTTTTCTAGTCAAGATAAAAAAAGATTAAAAATATGCGTAGATACATGTCATGTATTTGCTGCTGGATATGATATAACTAGTGAAAAAAAGGCAAAAGATTTTATAAAATTATTTGATAAACTAATTGGTTGGAATCATGTTGTTTTAATACATTTGAATGACAGTAAATTTGGATTAGGTAGTCGTCTAGACCGACATGAAGCATTAGGTGAAGGTGATATTGGTAAAAAAGGATTAGAAGTTATAATAAAATTTGCAATTAAAGCAGATATACCATTAGTATTAGAAACACCTGGTAATTATTCTAAAGAAATTAAATTAATAAATAAACTTTCTAAAAATTAGGATTAACAAGTTCAACTATCATATCAGGATCATTTAATTCCTGAGCAAGTTGCGTTAAACTCTTTTGACTAATTTCAATCTCTCTATAATTAAAAGATTGATTTGCAGTATAATCTATCATAATAATATTACCTTGCTCATCATATTGGTCATCTAATCTGTACATCTTTGCTTTCTCAAAGAAAAATACATCATTCAGATAATTATTTTTTTTCAATGGATGATTTAAAAATTTGTTTGCAAATATTCGTGTAATTGCAGACTTATCCCATAAAAATGCTTTGACATTTGCAGGGAGTGGTCTAGACTGTGGATGAAATTTACCATATATAACGTAATGCATAATATTCATATAAAAGAAACTTTAAATGAAAATTAGGATATTAAAAGAAGATGCATTTTTAACAGGATACATTGTTTTTTTTCATAAAAAAAGGGTTGCTGGATGTATCCTTAGTACGCACAGAACAGGCTCAAGCATTTGCTGTATGATGATTTAAATTGTATCCACGAGTTCCACACCGATGGATATCCAATCATCTATTAACTTTAAAGAATTTTATTGCTGGATAATGATTTAAATTCAATCATCGTAAGATATAAAGTATTTTATTGCTGGATAATGATTTAACATGGCTCTTATTCAAAGTACACGGCTCCCGGGTAAGCACAATCATCAGTAAAGATAAGTATTTTTGTTGCTGGAGAGATAATTTAACATAGCTGTTTTCAGCCAGGCCTATTAGCGTAGATTTACTATCTACTATTCGGCACAATTATCTACAATTTATATTACTATTCTTTTATAATGATTAGATTTCAATTTTTATAATAAATTAAAAATAAATAGGCTGTCTCTCATTTTGAACCTGACGAATCTTAGTACGAATCATATCATACATCGGATCATCCAGTTGAATACGTAGACCATCATAAGGAGTCTGGACCGTAAATCCCTTCTCCACCAAATACTTAAAAATATTCTGCGACCATCCGCTAAAATTCAGCACACCAGGCGTATCTGCCTGTGCATGAAAATCACTTAAACCTGGACGCAGATTCCAAATAACAATACGAGGCATAGTATAACCATTACCCTCTCCAAAATTATCTTCTCCTGCACGCTTAAATGACTCACGAATCATTTCAACATGCGTCTGCCATGGTGCAGTCTTTACATGATTACGATAAGAATTACCAGTATAATATGATGTTTCAGCTGAATCACATGCTCTATCCCAATGCATATCTGTAAATACCACTAAGTCATTGGGCATATCTGCCACAGGTGTCTTATTCTTCTTAGCATCACTAATAATCAGTTCCATTGCTTTCTGGAAATCAGTACTCAATCCCTGACCCATAGATGAATATTTAATCATGTTAACTTTTTCACAAATATCCATATCATCTGGAAATGTAATCCATTCAGGTGTAGAATCAAATGTCATAATCTTATTTTTGCCACTACCTGTAGCAAGTTCAGAAATCATTAGTCCCATGGCAGCACACACTTGCTTGGGCGTACCATCCATTGAACCAGAAAAATCACACATTGCAATCATGTTTTTAAATGTACCCTTAGTATTTAAATCATCTTTAATCATCTTCCATTGGGCACGGTGAATATTCTTAATATCCTCTGATAAATCATCGACACATAAATGTTCATAAATTTCATGAACCATAAGAACTTGATTAGCATTAATCTTTGCATCACCCTTAAGTACCTTATTAATATGTTCCTTAAAATGTTCAGCACACTTAATACGGTCATCATTATCAGGATAACGAACTTCCTTATTCTTCTTCTCATTTAAGAATGCACTACGATATTTATCCATCGCACGACCAGGAACAGTCTCAGGCTTAATATCTGACCATTTCTTATCACATTGCTTAATCTCTACAGTGTCTAAATACTTATTTAACGGTGTAATTAGTTTACGATACATCTTCATCTTGTGGCTAAATACACCATCAGGAAACATTAATTGTGCAATATCCTTTGCAATTATATACTGTGCACTATCACGCCCTTCACGTGGAATCCACTTGGCAAGAAGCGAAATAGACTTATTAGCCTTCATATTCTGATTATCTTCATCTAATTGAGTCTTCACCATATCATAAAAACATGCATTAACTTCGTCAATATTCCACTGATCCCAGATGGTAAAAATATCTCCCCAATAACCGTAATGAGGTATCAGGCTAAATAACTGCATCATAATGTCAGGTCGTTCTTGATAGAGAACTTTAAACATAATATAACTAATGGCACGTTCACCCTTGCCTCCACGAATATTTCTATTCATAAAAGCAAGAACAAAAGCATCCTCTTCCATTTTATGATAATCATGAATTTTAGTATCAGAAATTTTAGTATCAGAATAATAAAGAATCTTCTTCATACCATTAGTAATAATCTCTTCGGTTTGACCACGAGTTAGAATGATAGACAGAGCAACTCGAGGGTCACCCACGCCGTCATAAGTATAAACATCACTTCCTTTAGAACCAAGGGTTGTTGCCATCTTGTTTGATTAGTTGTTTTGATTATTTATATTATAATTATGGTCTTATAATGTAGATTTCAATTTTTATCGCATAAAATTCGTTTAATATCATATTCATCTACTTCATTATATAATTGAATTAATGGTTTACTACATTGTTTAGTTGTCAATATAATATCAAATTCACATAATTCAATACCTTTTTCTTTTAAATTAGACACTATTTCCTCTTTTTTATTTAATAATTTCTGTACTTTTAATACTATATTTTGAATAATTTCCTTTAATCCTTCTTCTATATTCATTGGAAACCATATCTTATTATCTTCTTCAGTTAATCCTTTATAAAATTTTATTTTTTCTGTTAATATTGATGATACTTTAATATTACGATATTTTTTTAATCGTTTATTTAAATGTAATATATGTATTGTGTCTTTAATAAATAAATCATTGGATGTTATTATTTTACCTTTTTCTTCATATGTAAGATCATTAATATCTTCTAATAAAAATGGTACTAATTCATTTGTTTTTATTTTTTCTGTATTCTGATTTATAATTATATTTTTATTTTCTTCATCTTTATCACTATCTTCTTGTATATCTTCTACAATTTTATCTGTTTTAATATCTTTAATTATATTTTGATTTTCTTCAAGTGTATTATTTTCTTTATTTGCATTATATAATATATCTTTAATACATTCAGTATATGCTAGAATTCTATTTGTATCAGGAGTATCATTAATTACATCAATTGTATTTTCTAATATTAATTCTGTTAATTTAAATTTTGTTGAATTTTTTAATTTAATAAGAATTTCTTCTTTTTTATCTATAATTTCTCTTAATTTTTTTTTATTATTATTAATGATTTTCATAGCATATTTTTCAAATTCTCTAATTTCCCAATTATTATTTTTATAAAATTTAATCATTATTTTATTATTTATTACTTCTAATAAAATATTATGATTTTCAGGTAATCGTGGATTAATATATAAATATTTTAAAATTAATTCATTAAATTTATGACCTTTATATAAAATTTCTCCCATTTCATCATCTGTTAATTTATTAATATCTTCATTACCATATGATACTATATCAATTTCATTTTCTTCTTTAATTGGAATTTTTTGTTCTTCTATCTTAATCTTATTCATAATATCATCCAATACAGATTTCATAGTTAAAAATTCTTTATAATTATTACAATGTAATTCATGAATATGTTTATTTAAAATTAAATTATTGGCGTAAATTCGACGACACCATTTGCATTGATTCTTTAATACTTTCAATGTATCTATATTTTTAACTTTAATAAAACTAGATTCTAAATTTTTACCAATTTGTATTAAAATATTTTTGGTTAACGAATTATTAATTACTAATTCTGATTGATTTGTACTACTACATTTCTTAGTTTTATTAATATGTCTTGATAATGAATAAATCGTCGTAAACTCTTTTCCGCATTCTTGACACATATTTCCGGACATGATATATAATATAGAATAATATATATTTATATACTATATATATATTATTTACTATTTTTCTGTTAACAATTAAAAGTAAATAAAAAAAGGTAGTTATATAAGTTTATAAAATTCAGGTATTCAAATATATAGGGTTTATTAAACAACGTTTTTACTTTTACATTTTTTTGTTAACATTTTTTTGGTTAAATCAATATTATATATATTATTTATATTATTATAAACATATCATATTCAATAAATAAATAAATTATTGCTATATTATAGTACGTCATATATCTATTTTTTAACAGTTTTGACCACAGTTGTCTTTTTAGTAACTACTTTAGGTGCTGTTTTAGTTATAGTTTTAGAAATAGTTTTAGTTAACGTTTTTGTTACATTGGTAGATGTTGGTGAATATTCTTTAATATATGCATCCCGTAATTCGTCCAATTCTTTAGTCCAAATATCTTTCTCTGACATAGTGGTTAAGGTAGTAATCTCAGTTTCTTTATTCTTAATCTTCTCCTTGAGTTCCTCAATCTTTTCATAAGTCATATTATATAATGGCATCGATAACAAATAATCATACTTATCATCTCCCATTGAAGGATATTTACGTTTAACTAATTGTGCTACGATATCATCACGTTTCTTACGATTAATAATAATCTTTTCATCTAATACTTC